TAAAGGTAAGTACGCGGCACAGCTATCTTCCCTTAAATTAGACGAACTAGATGCCAAGGCAGACATTGCTGAATCAGAGGGTATATACAAGGCAATGGCAGCGGCTAATGCTAAATCAGGTTTTGCAGCAGCTTTATCAGGATCAGTACGCCCTGTTATAACGTATTTGTTTGTTGGTTTCTTTTTGGTAGTTCAAATAACGAGCCTGATGTACGCGATGAATAACGGAGCAGACTTTAGAGATGCGCTCAATGAAGTGTGGAGTCAAGACGTGAATTTATTGTTCACAAGCATAATAAGTTTTTGGTTTGGGTCACGTCAGTTTGCTAAACTAAGGAATAACTCAAAATGAAACAGAACTTTGAAGAATGTATGGCGCGTCTCCTTGAACACGAAGGAGGCTATGTAAATTTGGCTGCTGATCCTGGGGGTGAAACTAATTATGGAGTTACCCGTGCAGTCTATGAGCAATACGTTGGTCGGCAAGTTATGGATGGTGAAATGCAAGGTCTTACCCACGATGATGTGTACCCTATATACAAAGAGAATTATTGGGATAGGCTTCGGGCAGACGATCTCCCTTCTGGGGTTGATTGGAGTTGCTTCGATTGGGGTGTGAATAGCGGGACAAGTCGAGCAGCTAAAGCCTTGCAACGTATTGTGGGCGTAGAACAAGATGGTGGTATAGGGCCAATGACACTGCAACGAGTAGCTGAAGTAGAGCCAACAGAAATAATAGAACAAATGCACCATATGCGTGATAAGTTTTATAGAGATCTTAGTACCTTTGATACGTTTGGACGTGGATGGATAAGGAGAAACGATGAAACCAAAGAACAAGCACTTAATTTAGTAAAGTAGAGGAGAATATTATGAGAAAATTATTTCTTGCAGGTGCTATCGTTACACTAACAGCGATATCAGCACAGGCTGAAGGAACTATAAGAAGCGGCATTATGTCGATGTTTAAACCTGACGCATCTGTTGAGTATGGGTTTAAAACTAAAAAATGGATAGGTGATGTTGGTGTAACTACAAGTATTTCAAGGTTGTCAGTCAGACCTGCGGTAGATTGGAGTTATGCAAGCGGAAGTTCTTTTAGTATTTCTGGCGCATCTGTCAAAAGTACGATGGCTATAAGTAATAGCTTATCTGCTTATTCAAAATTATCTTTAGACAGCGACTTTAAATATAGCGATATATCAGTCGGTATGTCTATCACATTTAAATAGGAGAATATTATGGATTGGATTACAGGAAGATTAAAAGAACCTTCAAGTTATGGAGCCGCCGCTGTCGTAGGCGTAGGGCTTGGTATACTATTTACTATGCCAATACTAACTTGGGCAGGTATAGTTTGTGCTATTTTTGGTTTAGTTCTTAAAGAGAAATCAGACGAATAGTAGGTAAAATATGGCGTTAAAAAAGCTATCATTAAAGCCAGGGGTTAATCGAGAAAACACTAGGTATACTACTGAAGGTGGTTGGTATGAGTGCAATAACATCCGTTTTCGTCAAGGAACCCCTGAAAAAATTGGTGGTTGGACTCGTATATCAGAAGCAACTTTTCTAGGTATTGCCCGTTCTTTATGGAATTGGATTACTTTAGGTAGTCAAAACTTGATTGCTATCGGGACACACCTAAAGTTTTACATAGAGAATGGTGGTGGGTATAACGACATAACACCTTTACGTGCAACTACTTCTGCAGGGGATGTTACTTTTACGGCTTCAGCAGATCAGTTAAATGGGGCTATAGATGATGATGACACCACAATAACTATAGATGATACTACAGGGTTCCCTACTTCTGGTAAAATTATAATAGATAGTGAAGTAATAGACTATTCGGCTATAAGCAGTAACACCTTTACAGGTTGTACACGAGGCGCATCTTACCTTTCTTCTGGGGCGACAACTAGCACTACTGCGGCCTCACATAATGATAATGCTACTGTAAATTGCTTTACTATAGTCGTTACAGACAGTAGTCACGGTGCAAAAGCTAATGATTTTGTTACTTTTAGCGGGGCGGATGCTCTAGGCGGTAACATAACTGCTGCAATACTTAACCAAGAATACCAAATACTCAACATTGAAGACGCAAACAAGTATACTATTACCGCAAAAAGTTTTAATTCTGACACTATAACTAATGCTTTATACACTAATATTGCAGCTACAAGTTCTGATTCGGGTAGTGGCGGTAGTTCTGCTGTAGGCGCTTACCAAATAAATTCAGGCGCATCTTCTGCTAACCCTCTTGTTGGTTGGGGTGCTAGTGGTTGGGGTTCTGGTGCTTGGGGAGAGGGTATTTCAGACACAGAAACCTTACGTATATGGTCACAACAAAACTTTGGTGAAGATTTAATCTTTGGACATAGGGATGGTTCCATTTATTATTGGGACGCTTCAGGTACATTAACTACCCGTGCGGTGTTGTTATCTAGTAAATCAGGTGCTTCGGATGTACCGACAGTACAAAACTCTATACTTGTATCAGATATTAGTAGATTTGTGTTTTGTTTTGGTACTAATGTGCTTGGCACTTCTACAAAAGATCCTATGCTTATTCGTTGGTCTGACCAAGAAGATGCTACAAATTGGACTCCTGCAGCTACAAATCAAGCAGGTAGCTTACGACTATCTCGTGGTACAGAAATAGTTACCGCAGCTCAGTCACGACAAGAGGTACTTGTTTGGACAGACTCATCTCTATACTCGTTACAATATGTTGGGGCAGGTTCAGGGGTATGGAGCGCAACACTTGTTGGGGAACAAATCTCTATAACTTCCCAAAATAGTGTAGCTTATGCTAACGGTGTATCTTACTGGATGGGTAAAGATAAATTTTATAAATATGATGGCAGAGTTCAACCGCTTCCTTGTGACTTACGTAAATACATATTCACAGACTTTAATCCTCTACAGTATAACCAAGTGTTTGGAGGAAGTAACGAAGCGTTTCACGAAGTGTGGTGGTTCTACTGTTCTTCAAGTGCGTCTAGCATTGATAAATATGTGGTTTATAATTACTTAGAAGATATTTGGTATTATGGTTCTATGGCACGCACAGCATGGCTTGATTCAGGTCTACGTTCTTATCCACTTGCTGCCACCTATAACTCGTTACTCGTTGACCATGAAAACGGTATTGATGACAATGAAACAAGCACCGCCGCCGCTATTTCTGCCTTTATAACTTCTTCAGAGTTTGATTTAGACGACGGACATCAGTTTATGTTAATGTCTCGTGTCCTTCCTGATGTTTCTTTTGAGGGATCTACGGCTGATAGTCCTGTTATAAATATGACTTTTTACCCATTAAATGCTTCGGGTTCAGGGTATAACTCCCCCAATTCTGAGAGTGGTGTAAATACAGGTACAGTTACGCGGTCTGCCACTTCTCCTGTTGAGGCTTATACAAGTCAAATTCACACGCGTGTAAGGGGTAGACAGATGACGATGAAGATAGAATCTAGCGCAACAGGTGTACAATGGCAGTTGGGTTCCCCAAGAGTTGACTTACGTGCAGATGGGAGACGTTAATGGCTGATCAATATACTGTAGAGTTCCGTGCCCCTGCTCTACCTTACCCCCCTACAGAATACAGCGCTGCAGAGTTTGAACAGCTTAATAAAATTTTACGTCTATACTTTAATCAATTAGATAATGTGCTACGAGATACTTCTTTAGCAGATAAAGCTGATGCAGTTGGGTGGTTTGTTAGTTAGATGGCAAATACTTATACAAATGCGAAACTAGACCTAACATCCACAAGTGTTACGACATTATATACTTGCGCGGCCTCGACAACGGCTATTTTTAAGTCTATTATTGTATCTGAAGACTCTGGCAACGCTGATACCATAACTTTGACTTTGACTAATGGTAGCGATGTGTATAGTTTATTTAAAACTAAGTCAGTATCAGCAAATGGTACTACAGAGCTGTTAACTGCACCGTTAGTAGTGCAAGCGACTGAAATACTAAAAGTTACCGCTGCCACAGCAAATAGACTACATGTAGTAGCCAGTGTGCTTGAAATAACTTAGGTGAATTATGGAAACTATCGATAGCAACCAAGAGAAGATCGCTCCAGGTCAGGTTATGGCTATCGCCGCAGAGCAGTTAAACGAAGATAACATACCCGTAGAAGCCATGTTAGCATCTGTTGCTAAAGAAGCGTCAATGAAAAGTGCGGATTTAGTTCAAGTTGGAAACACAGTATTCCTTGGTCATATGGGTAAAGACGCAAATAAAACTAAAATGGTGGGACGTGCGTTTAATGTGGATACAGGGCGTAATTTCATACGGAATATTCTTAACTACTTAGGTTATTTGCAAGATAAAGGTATTACACATTATGTTTCTCAATTTAAAGGAGAAACTTATTTACCTGCAATGCGTGTGTTAGAAAAAAGATTAGCTAATAAAGATTCAAGACTTGGGGTAGGTAGGACTGAAAACGGCGAATATGCAGTATTTATTAACTTGGGTGAAGAACCTTTAGGAGTAGGGGCATAGTATGGCTTTTATAGTAAATACAGTTACATCTGTAGTAGAGACCGTTGTTGGCGTTGTTGAAGACGTAACAGATTTTGTCGTTGATGAAATTATAGAACCTGTTGTAAAAACTGTTGAGACCGTTGTAGAAGCCGTAATAGATGACCCCATTGCCACCATTGCAACAGTAGCTGCTACAATAACTCCAGGAATGCAGTGGGCTGTTCCCCTTATAAATGCAGCAGATACACTTGCAAAAGGTGGTAATATTGGTGATGTACTTAAATCAGCGGCGATAGGATACGTTGCGCCAAAAGCAGGTAGTTATGTTTCTGGAGCTGTTACGAGTGCAACTGGTAGCGCTGTTGCGGGTAGCGTTGCTGGTGCAACCGCATCTGGTGTAGTTAAAGGTAAAAGTTTAAAAGACGCACTTATAAGTGGCGCTGTGCCAGAAATAGCTTCTGCATCCTTAGATGTAGTTAAAAATAATATTCCTAATTATGACACAATTAGTAGCCCTGGAGCTGATTCAGCTATTGAGAAAGGGATTGCTAAATATGTAGAGTCGGGAGGGAGCGTCACTGAGGCAGCGCTTGCTGCTACGTCTACAAATTTAGGTACAGTAATTAAAGATAACACTAACTTTAATGGGGACATATCAAATGCTATATCTGCAGCGGTAGTCGCAGGTATGCAAGACCCCGAAGCTGCCTTACCTACGTTTAAATCTTCTCTAAATGCTGCAGGAGTAAAAGATTTAAACGCAAAAATTGATGATTATTTATTTACTCCAGAAGAAGAAGAGGTTGTTGAAGCAGCTCCTATTACTGATACTCCTGCGGCAGCAGAAAAAGAAATGGGTGCACCTGTAGAAAGCACTCCAGGAGATGTTATAGCTGATTTAGAGACTGCGGGTGTATCTCCTGCACCTGAAGAAGCAGAACTTACTCCTACCCAAAAAGCACTTTTAAAAGGGGTTAAGTCAGCCGCTGATGATACAACAGAAGGTGTTGAAGTAGCATCTCTTAATTCTGACGAGGCTTTTAAATTACTCGCTGAAGCAGAAGTAGCAAAAAACGCAGAAGAAGAGTTAGAAAGTCTATTAGATTTATATGAAGGCACTGAAGCAGGAGATTTTGTTGGGGCCGAAGATGCTATTGATATGGCAGAGGAAAAAGATACTTCCTACCTAGCGGATTACGAACCTGTAACTATAGACACTCCGATAGATAGAAGAAGGCTTGAAGATGAAATTGATCGTATGGCTGCTGCGGGTGAAGAGGTAGACTATGTTGGCGCAATGTCTGAAGATCCTTTTACTGAAGAAAGACTTGCGGAAGATATAGCAGAACTAGATAAAACTGCACAACAAACAATAGATAGTGCCGTAGATGGAGCAAAAGAAAATTTATCTGCATTAGGGTATAATGTAGGTTCAGGAACGTTAGAAGCTATAGCGTTACAAGTTGAAGGAACTGCTAACATCACAGACAGATTTATTAGTTTGTTTACCGAAGATCCTAGTAAATTTCTTACTGATAGTACGGGTAAAATTGTTAGCTGGTTAGATGCGAAAAGTGAAGAATATAAATCTGCTATTAGTGAAGATTTACTTAAACGGCAATTAGATGCTTTACCCGCTAAAGGCATGACTTTTGGTGAAGCGCTGCCTGGAGGAAAATATAATATACGGGCTGGAAGCTATGGAGTAGCATTAGATAGGTTGGGTAGACCTTATGGTACAGATAAATGGGCTACATTTTTAAATGCTTCTGAGGAGTTTGGAGACGTTGCTACAGATATGCTTATATCTTCAATACCGTATGTCGGTATACCTTTAACTCTTGCTTTAGGTACAGCAGAGGGGAAAGCAGCAGCACAAAGAGAGATAGATGCTCATATAGACGATGCGTTAGCTACTGGTCAATTAGATGATAACATTGGGTGGCAAACAATGTTAGCTGATGCAAATGGAGACCAAGAAAAAGCTCTTACTAAGCTTAAAGATAGTTTTTTCTTAAATACTTTAGCGGCGGGTAGTTTAGAAGGTTTAGGAGATTTAGTTGTAGCAAAAACTGCTGTTAAAACTATGGGGTTAAAAACTATACAAGATATCCAAACTAAATTACCTGCAGCAATGAAAAAAGCATTGGGTATTTCAGGAACTATAGGTTTAGCTACCGCAACAGGTGCTTTTACAGAGGCAGGGCAAACAGCAATAACTGAAGATGCTTTACGAGATTTTGGAATTGATCCAGAAACAGAAATAGGAGCCGCGTTTCTTTTAGGTGCCGCAGGGCAAGGTGGAGCCGTGTCAGTAGCTGCTGCTGTTAAGTCTATTCAAAATGCTTTTAAAACAAAATATGAAAATAATACATTATCTCCAAAATTTAGAACTTTTGTAGAACAAGAAATTATAAGTCCTGAAGGCGAATTTGCGGGCACGGCGACTGAAATATTAACAGATACAACAGATACAGTAGATACTACGTTTACTACGTTAGAAGAAGCAGGAGTGTCACCTGCAGGTGAAACAGAAGAAACCACAGTAGATGATACGTTTACTGCATTAGAAGAAGCAGGAGTGTCACCCGCACCTATAACTCCAACTCCAACTCCAACTCCAACTCCAACTCCAGCAATAGCAGAAGAAACAATGGGTGCACCTGTAGAAAGCACACTGCTCGAAAAATTTCAGCCTACTGCAGAAGATGTGTTTACTGCATTAGAAGAAGCAGGAGTGTCGCCTGCAGAGTTTGCAAGAAATGAAAATTTCAACGATATAATGTCGTTACATACACAATCAGACCCAAGATTTAGAGATATTTTTGAAGGGATGACGGGCAATGA